CGATACTTCGCTATACCAACCCATTCTTATTCCCACTCTTCCTCTTCGTCTGTGAAATCGTCTACATTATCTATTTCTAAATAGTAACCGATTGCTTCATCGAGATGAGAATCGTTACCAAGAAGCTCTTTCATTTGATGATCGTCAATACCATAATCTGCTAACATATCAACGAACTTCTCGGCAACTAATTCTATTTGCTTTTTATCAACATACTCTTTGAATAAGTTCCAAACGTCTATCGCTTGTTCTAAATCCATATTTACTCCTCTGTAACAGCTTCGTCTATAAGTTCGTCTGTTTCAGAGGTATTTACCACAGTTGACTCTTTTAGTGCGTAATCAGACATTACTCTGTCTAATAACTCACCCGTCCAGTTTTTGCGATACTCTAGGATCTCTTCTCCTTCAGATGTAACATACTTTAGTCTGTTACCCTGTTTTTCAATAACGCCTTTCTTTTCAAAAAGTTCTACAATGCCACTGTAAGGATTCATTCCTGTTTCATAAGGGATCTTTACTTGTACACCTTCAAACGGTTTTGCATAACGTGTTTTCATTACTTTACAGCCTGCACGGATACCCATAACTTCGCTGATCTTGTTGCCGTCTGCATCCTCTTTGAGCTTTAACTTTTTCATTGCTACAACAATGCTAGAAGCGTATATAAAGCCCTGTCCGCCACTTATTTTATCATCTGGATCAAACATATCCTGCGATGCGTATGTGTGGTTAGTACAAACAAGCCCTACGTTATGAGCACCAATCATGTTAACAGTATTTCTAACAAGTGCTGTTAGTGCTTTGGGCTTACGACCCATATCACCTTTCATATCACCTTTATTAAACTGATCAACATCTGTTGGTGTTAGTAGCATACCTAAACTGTCAATTACAAACAATACTTTAGGACGATCTTCTTCGTCCATTGCTTTGTAATCTGCCATAAATGTTGAAATAGTTTTTGCAACATCGTCGATCATACTCATACTTAATTTAAGTAGTTTTGATTCGTCACAGTCAACACCTAGTGCTTCTAACCATGCTTGGTCAAGTGCATTTTCTGAGTCAATTAAGACTACATAGATGCCTTGTTCTTGTGCGTGTCTTACAATATTACCTGCCGCAAAATAACTTTTACCTGCGCCTGACTCTCCTGCAAACACTGTTACCTTACCAAGTGGAACACCTTTATTAAAGTCGCCACTAATAAGATAGTTAAGAGCATAAGAGCCTGTGCTTACCCAATCTGTAGGATCGTTGAAGCCACTACTCATGCCCTGAATAGACTTTGTCAAGTCTTTTCTAAATTTACTTACGTCAAATGATTTAGCCATTATATCTCCTGTTAAGCATTAAGTGGGGGACTAATCCCCCACTGTATATGTTACTGACCTTGCCTTGCACGAATCATTGCTAGAATGTCGCTTGCATTACCTTCTGGTGCTGCTGCTGGTGCCGCTTCAGTTGCTGGTGCCGCTGGCGCTTCTGGTGCCGCTTCAGTTGCTGGTGCCGCTTCAGGAGTTGACTCTGGTGAGCGAGATGTTGCTGTTGCCGCTGGGCTTGCCGCTACTTGCGGATCACCTGTACGTGCTTGCATGCCTGCAGGACGGAAGTAATTACTCCAACGCTCTGCATCATATGCTTCACCATCAACAGATGCTTCGAACATCTCTTGCATAACTTTGACAGCTGTCTCATCTGGCTTCTTAGGTAAGAAGTCATTTAGATTAAACAAGCCATGTGTATTTACAGCATTCATTTCAGCATCGCCCAATGGACGCTCTCTACGTGCCCATGTTGATGTGGAATAATCTGCGTAACCGCCTTTGCTAGTTTTGTTAAGACGGAAGTCTACACCTGCTGTGTAATCTGTTGGCAACTCTTCCATGTCTGGATCCATCAATGCTTGTTTGATGATTTGGAAAATTTGTGGTCCAATAATAAAACGTCTGATTGGATTTTCAGGTGCTTCATCGTCTGCAATTGGGTTATCAGTTACAAAGCCTTGGAATACGTATGAACGCTTTTTCCAATACTTTCTACCCATATCTTCTAGACTTGAGTCTTTAAACCAACCACGTACTTCGTTAAGAATGTTACAGGTATCGCCGTACATTTCCATACATGGAATTTGTACTTGAACAGGACGTGAATCTGTTTCGCCTTTTACACCGGCAAATGGAAGTTTGATCATCAAACGTTCTGCCCAGAAAAATGTGTTGTCTGGGTTACCGTCAGGAAGGAAACGTAGAGTTGAACTCTCGCCTTCTTTCATATTCCAAAATGGGTAAATTGGGTTTGGACCGCTTGGGCCTCTGTTTCCGCCAGTATTGGCTTCTTGTTGTTTGAGCTTTGCTCGGATTTCTGCTAATGATGCCATAATTTATGCCTCCTATATGCCTTTATGGTTATTTTATGTGCCTAAAAAGTATAACACATGTATTACATGTTACACTCATATATTTATAAAGTCAAGTGTTTTCTTGCCTTTATTTTGAAATAATTAACGGAGTCCCGCTAATTCTCTCATTCTATCATACTCTGAGTCTGTTTCCATTTGCTGAGGGTTAGCTCTCATTTGGAATTCTTCAAAAGTTTGATTGACTCTTTCGATGAAAGTTTTTGCTGGTTCAATAAACTCTTCACCGTAATCTTTTTCTACCATAGTTAATACTGCTGTTTCACCTTTTGGAAATTCGCCTGTTTCTCTATCGTAGTATGAAAGGATAAACTCGCCTAATGGTGTCTTTTCGTCCTTTTCAAGTGTTATTTCGTCGCCGTCTGGTCCGTCTATCTTGTCGCCTTTTTTCTTACCGTCTTTCTTTGCTTGACGTACAGCGTTAGCATATGCATTGCCTTCATCCATATTATCGATCATTTGTTCAATAACACCTTGGACAATCTCATCTCTATCGTCATCAGAGTGTAAGCCGTGGTCCATGCCGTACTCGTTAATTTCTTGGTCTAATTCTTCTATGCTTAAACCCATTGCTTTTGCTAATCCTTCTTCACCACCTTTTTCATATGCTGTCATTAATTCGTCTGCCATCACATCTTTCTTGCTTGGCTCCATAGCTGGATCAAAACTTTCATCTGCAAACTGTCCCATCATTTCTTCAAAACCATTTTCTAAATCTACTTCTTCTTTTGTCTTTAGATATTTGTCTTTGATTGCGCCCTTTTCTTCTTCACTTGCCCCTTCACGTCCTGCTTTTTGTAATGCTTCGAAGCCTTTCTTGCCGTACTTCTTAATACCTGTATAACGCTGTAAGCCTGATTCTTCCATTTCTTCGCCAACGTAGTTCCACATGTAATTTCCTGCTCCCATGTAATCACCACGCTCGTAACCAGCAAGTTCCATTGCTTCATCACTGTCAATACCTTTTTCTTTTGCCCAGTGATATACGTAGTATGAACGCTGGCTGTCAGCTATATCAGCAAACTTTGCTACAACTTTAGGATCTGCTTTTGCTTCTTTTACTAAATCTTCTGGTGTTATAGTTTGTGCTTTAGTTGCTTCGCTTACTAGTTTGTAAATGTAAGGAAATACATCTTTTAATTCTTCGTTAAATTGTTTAATAGTAAGTTGCTCTACCCAATTATCTGCTACGTCACTTGGAACTTCCTCTAGTACAGTTGTTTCAAATGAGTCAATTGCTTCTTTGTAGTAGTTAGGCTTTTGCAATCCTTCTATTGTTTTCTTTACTGTTGTAACACGACTTTTTACAACGTCCATATATTCACTTAGACTTTCTGCCATTACACTAGAGCGACCCATGTAATTTTTGAATTTTCTAAGTTTTGCTAATTCTTCACTTAGGCTAGTAATATGCTTACCAAAATCATCATAAGCATTGCCGCCTTCTGCAACGTGACGAGCCATTGCTCTTGCACCGCTTAAATGTTTGTATGGATACAAAAAGCGTTCACCTTGTGGTGATTCTACATATATTTTTCCAATACTTCTATTACGTCCTGTAGGTGAAGTTTGATCAATGCTTTCATTATGTTTTATAATTAGTCTGGCTTCTCCAACATCTTGATAACTTATCTTTGATGTGCCATATAATTTTGATTCTGTCATGTTGCTATCTCCGGATCGCTGTGCAAGATATTTATAGTCTCTTTTCTCTAAGTTAGACTTCGTTATGTCCCTAGTTGTAAAATTTAATAAACGTTTTTTACTAAACTGTCTTAATTCTTTTAAGAAATCATACCATGTGCTTTTATCTACATTATTTTCTGCTACGTCTTTGTTATGCATCACAACTACACCATCTTCTTCTGATAATGATATGCTAACTTTGCCTACATCGGCGTTTGCTTCTCTAAAAGGAAATTCAAAAAATCTTGCTTCCTTAGGTTCTTGTGTAACATTGCCTTCGTCGTTACCAATTGTTACCCCAGGAAATCTACCTCTGATTTTTGAAAATAATTCTTCCGCTATGATATCTATATTCTGCATATTGTATTTATCAATAAGAGCTACTTACGAAGATTGGCATTGGTGGTTCGTAATCGTCTAAATCCTCTGCTTGATTAAATGTATTATAGATTCTAGGATCCCAGTCTTTAAGTACAGCCATCATTCTTATAGCAAGCAATGTTGCTGATATTAAATCATCGTGATGTCCTATTTTCGCTTGAAAACTACTACCTGTAGCAACATATGCTTTTAGCTCTGATAATAATGGTTTACTGTACAAGTACATTTTATCATTTTCAACCATAGTTTTTAGTCTACTACATGCTGTAATCTTTGTTCCATGGGTAGTATTAAAGCCTTTTCTAAATTTACGCACATGTCCTTTTCTAATAGGTTCAGATACAAATAGTCCTGGAATGTTTTCTTCTCCAAAATCGTTTATAACTATTAGTGCAGCTTCGCCAATACCGTTATTTTCTACACTCCAGTATATTCCATTTGTGTTATTTGTTTGTTGTTCAATATACTTACAAATGTCTGCAAGTACTCTTATTTGTCCAGGTATTGCTGTAGTGTTATGTTGCCATTCTGCTACCTGTGTGTAGCTAGGTAGTTCAAATACTTGAATTGCAGCATAGTCGCCTCCGGTGCCCATACTAGGGTCAAGTGCTATACAATATGTAAATTCACTTGTAGGTTTTTTATACCAACGTGTTTGCCCCATATTTAATATAGGACTTATACCTTCCATTGATGCAAGATGTATACTAGATATAAGTGTTTCGTCAAATACTAAAAACTCGCAACCATACTCTCGACGGAATTTTTCTTCACCAATACGTCCAATTTCTGCAGCTTTCCATTCTTCATCGCGATCTGGATGTTCGTCCCAAAACGACCTAAATGCATGAAATCCGTTTACGCCTATTTCTTGTTCGTTGCCATGCTCATCAAATTTATCTTCTGCCTGCTTCCAAATAGAAGCAAATGTATCTTCATCTGAGTTTGGCGTACTGGTAAGAATAGCTCGACCACCTGTTGCTAGGGTAGGTGATATTGAAGTCCAAAATTCTTCAGCAATGTTAGGTTGCACAAATGCAAACTCATCACAGTATAGTAATGATATACTCATACCACGTCCTGTGTTGCCTGTTGTAGTTTGACTAACTATTCTACTTCCGTTTTCAAATTCTATGCTACCTTTGTTGTAACTTGTAACACCTGCTCTAATATGATCAGGACACATTTCATATACATAGCGTATACGTTGCATAATTTCCTGGGCGCCTGTGTATTTGTGTGCAGCAATTAGCACCGTTTGGTCTGGCACAAACATAGCATACCATGCCAGATATATACTTGCACACGTAGTCTTACCTGTTTGTCTTGGCATCATGTTTATATTAAAACGGTAATTGTGATAACTGTGCATCAAACCTAATTGATACTCATAAGGGTCAAATAACAACTTGCCTTTTACAGGGTGTTGAATGTATGCAAACTTTTTAGCAAAATATAGGTAACCTACGTCTTGATCCATACACTTGACAAGATCTTCGATCTGAGCTTCAGTGAACGTTTCTTTTTGATTTGCTTTCTTGGTGAGAACACCGTCTAAACTTTTACTTGCCATATTAATATTTAGTGAAAAAAATAGGCTCCTAAGAGCCTATTGAGTTTTTAGAGAGCTTATAGTTTTTTTATTAACCGCAATTTGATGCGTATAACTTTTCGAACTTTTCTCTTCCGCAATTATATTGTGCGTTAATTTTTTTATACATAGCTTCTTTTGTGCAGCCGCTTGCATAAAGTTTTTTCATTTCGTTTGCACAGCCCATTTCGTCCATTTTGCCTGGGTCTGCAGATTCTTTCATTCCCTTCATGCAATCGTCGATCATGTCTTTTAGCTTTCCTTGATCGCAGTTTGGATGCATTTTGCAAATTTCAGCTTTTGTTTTTCCGTCTTTGCACATTTTCATAATATGTGCTTTTGAAGGCATTTTAGCGTCTGCTTTGTCATCTTCACTAACTGCCTTTTTCTTTTTATCTTTTAGAGCTTTCTTCATAGGCTCTTTCTTGTCGCCATCCTTATCAAAATCTAAATAGTCCGGTTTGTTTTTCTTTTCAGCTAGTAAGTTATAAAGATGCTCTTTAATATTTTCCATGGCCATTGCATTGTCGCCTGGTTGTGCTGCCTTGTACTGTTTCTTGCTACGGTTAATACCACCACTTAAATCTTTTGTCATATGGTGATGATCTTTGTAGTCTGGATCACCTTCTGAACCTTCTGGTGAATTGGCCCATTCTTCAACTTCGTCGTCGCAGCCACATGGTGATTCGCCGCACTCCTCACATGGTGCTTCTTCCATTTCTAAATCTTCGTCTTTGCCAGGCATATCCATAATACCTTTTAATCGCTCCATATCTAAACGTGGTGAAAGTGTTTTTGCACTTACTTCTTCAGCATCGCCTAAACCTGCATTTTTCATCATATCTAGTAAGTCTGCTACATGCTCTTTACCACTAGCATTCATACTTACATTTATTGAAACAGGATTGCCTTGGTCCATTGCTGGAGCACTCATTGGAGCACTCATTGGCGGCATGCCTGCTTCGTTTTCATTTAGTTGTTGTTTTTCAGCTTCTAAATTTGTCATACGCTGAATCATATCTTTCATATTCATAGTTAGCTCCCTATTGCGCTTTTTGTGTTTTCGCTGTTGTCGATATCACTTGATTCACCAACTGGTCCGTCGACAGTATCAAAACCACGCTCTTTACGAGCTGTTTCTAATTCTTTTAACAAGTCCATTACTCTATTGCCTGCAACTTCGTTTTGGCCGTCTACGCTTTCTAGTTCTTTGGTAGTTAGTTTTGCAACATACTCACCATCTTGTGTTTCTTCTTGATATTGCTCTTGTGGTTCCATTGGGTTTCTAACAATAATGTAAGATTGATCTATACCACAGCATTGACCTAAGTACTCTTGAAGTACTTGAGATGTTGTTGGATAATTAAGTTCTGTTTCAAAATATGTAACTTCCATATTTTGTAGTTGTGGAAAATCTAATGGACGTTCTTGTATTGGTGTTTTTTTGCCTGCGCTAATGTTATTCACGCCATACTTTTCAAGACATGTTTTCATCATGTCTTCACAACCTTCGGGAAGCTCACCAGCTATACCAATTTTAAAAGGATATACCTTTTTTGCTTCTGCTAAAAATTTTTCAAACGCCATTATATTATTTCCTATATATATTATTTATCTGATTGGACGCTTTTTAGTTTCTCTAATAGACTGTTGCGATCTGTCACAACATAGCCTTCTCCGTTGACCATACTGTCATCACCGGTACTATTGTCCTTATCAATTTTCTCTTTTTTCAGTTGTAAATCAACCATTTTTAGTTTTTTATCTAGTTTTGCTATTTTAGCATCAAGGCCTGTTTTTAACATTCCTCCTGCTACTTCAAAAACCCTACCACTATAACGAGATTCAACATTCATGCCAAGATCCATTAAATCTTCATAAGCAGATAATGCTCTATCTGCTATATCGTTAAGTTCTCTATCAGCCATTTCACCTAAGCCTTTTACAGCTGGCAATGCAGAACTAATTTTATCAAATTCTGCAATATCACGCAATGTTTCTTTGTGTTGCACAGTAGGTGCAGACTCTTTAGCCTTAGCTTCTTTTATTATTTCTTTAGATTCTGGTAAATCTAGCATTTCTTCTAATTTTTTCGTCATAGTGTTTCCTATTAACTACTAGTATTATTTATCTTCTTTTACCTTTGTGAAATATATCGTCTTCATTAACGATTCTAAAAAAGATACCTTTTTGTTTGCACCACGACTGTGCTGCACCCCACTTGGCTTGATTTACTACCCAAGCTGCTTGGTTTGTTTTTGATCTGCCTACTTTTTCTTTTATTGTTTGATTTGCTGGTTTTACTTCTATAAGTTCAACTTTTTGTTTGCCTTTTTTGTCAACGTACACTATAAAGAAATCAGGTACATATATTGTATGCTTTCCTGTAAAAGGATGTCTATATGGAATTTTTATTGCTTCACTTGCCCACTGTGCAACACTAGGGTGTTCGTCGCAGAAACGCATGAATGCAAATTCCCAACTACTTCTGTATGTAGGGGTTTTGTTGCCTGCGTATTTGTCAGGATTTTTTAGATTAAATTTACCCTGAGCGAATCTGCCCATTTTTAGTCCTCAAAAACTTCTATATTTCTGGACTCTATAATATTAGTTTCAACAGGTACTTGAAAACCTAAGCTACTTGTTTTTCCTCGAGAATAGTTTATTATTTCTGCAACTAATGCACTAAGTTGACTATCATTCAAACCTTTTAATGTGTCTAGTAATTTAAATACTTTTACTCCGTCGATTTTTGCTTGTTGTAATAATATACTTGCAACACTTGCACTTGCTCTTTCTTCGAACCCACGTTTTTCAAAATACGCTAAAACTGCATCTACCTCATTACTAGGAAACTCTAACTTTTGCTGATAATAGGTATCAAAAAATTCTCTAACAGGTTCGTCACTTGTATTATAACCTCTTTGTGGTAAATTACCTTGTGCCATTATGTTCCTCCACTATCTACAGTTACAGGTACGCCAGCAGCAGCCTGTGCCTGGGCTACTTTTGATGCACTTAGGTTTGGATTATTTGTTGAGCTATTAGTAGTTGCACTAGTAGTTTGCTCTGATCCGCCATTGCCATTTGATTTAGGCACTAGTATTCCTGGCAATCCACCTTGGCCTTTTTTGCCCGCATTAACAATAGCACCTGTAAGTATACTTAGGCCTTCGTTTTTTAAACTATCTTTACTTAAACTCTTTGCATTTTTTACTGTGTTAGCAAGCGTTATCACACTTCCTAAACCAAAATTGCCACTTGTTATATCACCTAATACACTAGAAGCGCCGTCCAATATGCCGCCGCCGCCGAACAAGTTGCCTACGCCGCCACCAGCTACACTTAATGGACTAGGTGTTGTGTCGTAATGATCTGTTGCAAATGTTGCAGGACTATCTTCACCAACAATTCCTCTACTGTACAATACAGATTCATAATTGATTGTCATTTTATTTTCTGCTATCCCTGTACCGTCTGTTTGATCCATAGTATCATGGCCCCAACTTTCGATTATAGGATTAACAAGGGTATATTCTGTATACTCATGCCTACTAAATTGATATAGTTTTATATTTTTAAAGAACGGAACCATTTTGTCATTGTCTAAACCAAATCTATATGTTCTACCGTTTGCTTCTTTGTACGTTGATCTAGGGTCATAGCTTGCTGTAATATCTGATATGTTACTATCTCTATAATAGTATCTGTAATATGCTTCCATAAGCATAGTCGTTAAGCCATGATTATCGTCATGCATTGTAAGACTAACAGGAGTATAGTCTATACGTGTTTGAATATTTTTCTTTCTGTTGTATGCATTTTTTACATCAACTGCTGACCTGTATTGTGGAAGATCAACACTTTTTACAAGCATGTTAAGTTCTGCTCTATGTCTATTTTGCATTTTTGGAAAGCCTGCTAAAACATCATGTTTATCATCTTTATAAAAGTTAAAATTAACAAAATAAAGAAACTTGACTTTAGGAGCAAGTCTAAATGCGTTGTCGACATACAATCTAGCGGCGTGTTGAAAATCTCCTAGGTTTCCCTTAGGATTAGTAACACCGCTAAAAAAGTTGTCTAAGAATCCGTTTAACTTATTTGCCATACTAATATTTATCCGAAAAGATTAAGTGCGTATATAAAAAAAAGGAAGCTGTCTCCAACTTCCTTTTTCTATCTGAATAGCAATCTAGTTAGCGTTTATTATACGCCGCCGCCTGTTACTAGCGAGTTGACGGTTCTTCCAACTGCTGTACCAACTCCTTGTCCTACTGGAGTTTGAATTGCGTTATCATATCTAATTGATAGTGCAATAGTAGCTGCGTCACTTGTTGCATAGTTTAATGTATTATAGTTAGCGTTGTTTAGGAAACAGCCATAAAGTTCAAATGTCTCTAGTACACCTACTTCATTTGCACCGTTACCACCGTCTAATACTTCAATACGTGTTAAGAATTTGTAGTCGATACCACTTGCTGCACTTGACTGTTCAAAGAAGTCAAACTGTTTCTGTAGTTGCTCGCCTACTTGTTTTTGTACGTTATTGTTGACGTCATCACGTACATTCAATGTAATTGGTTCCCAAGTATGCTTACCTGCTAAGTAACTTCTGGAGTTATACACGTCTAGTGTAATTTCTTCAAATGTTATGTTAGGTCTAGTAACGTCAATAACTTGTTTTGTTAGTTCTGTTGTTGCGTTTGTTACACCAAAATTTTCCAATGTCACTCTAAAGCGATACTGTAGTTTTGGCATTAAAAGTCCCTGATTGCTTGCGCTTGTATCGCTCGCTAAAGGAACTGTAATTTTTGATAATGTTGAGATTGCCATTCTTTTTTCTCCTGTTGCTAGTATTTATCAAAGTGTTGACCCCATATTTCAGGGGTCTAATCACCTAATTAAAGTCCTGCAATTTCTCCTGTATTCTTAAGTCTAAGTGGAATGTAGATAAATTCTACAGCCTTAACTGGTTCAATTGCAATGTCAAGATATAGTTCATTACGATCTATTCTACTTGGTGTGTTGTTTGATTCATCACATACAACTAGGAAATCATAAAGTGCTCGTTGTCCAACTAGTTCTAACATTAAACTTTCTGCTGCACCTTTAATTTCATCTCTTGTAATTTTATCATTTGGTTCAAACAAGTATGGTTTTGCAAGTTTGTTAAGTTGACTACGTAAGTAAACAACTAAACGTGCTACATTGATTCTATCCAATGCACTTGCATTTCTTGCTCTTGTTTTCTGTCCAAATACTACCAATCCGCTTCCGCTTAGGAATGTAACTGGGTTAATTGCTTGTGCGTAAAGTGTATCTCTTTGACCTTCGTTAAGTGCTACACTTACAAATTCACCTTCACTGTTAATATGACCTGCTGCTGTTGCGTTTGTAACACCACCACGTCTTGTACCTGCTGGTGCAAACCATGGAAATGATACCTGATCACTTAGTGCAATAGTTCTTAACGCCATGTGTGATGCTGGAACAACAATGTTATTGCCTGCGTTATCACTTGTAAATCCTGCTGGATAGTATATGCCTAGATATTCATCAAAACTTACTAGTCCGTCATCATTATCTTCTACAGCCTTACGAACGTTTGTTGCCCACTCATTTAGTGAAGTAGCATCTGGTGCTAATCTCATTGGGCTATCACCAACAATAAATGCACTTAAACCTCTATCATAGTTTAGTGATACCATTTCGCCGATTAGTTCTGGATACGCTGGTGTTGCCATAACATTAAATAGTCTTGACTCATCATCTCTAATATCGTCATTACTATTAAGCATTGCCTGTAACGCTTGTACAACAACTTTACGCTGTGCAATACGTCCAAAGCTACCTGAGCCATCAGCTTGGTTGCCTGATTCTGTTACCCATCTGTGTGGATAGTAACCAGCCATTGATTCATCATTGTTAAATCTACCATTTGTACCGTTAATATCTACATAGTTACGTTCAAAACGCTTTACGTTAAATCCGCTTCTACGTAGGTTCCATAACAACATACCTTTTGGATATAGTGCTGGATCTGGAGCATCTGGGTCTAAGTAGTTATTTGTTAGTAAGTCTACAATTGAGCCTGCTTCGTCACTATTTGCACCTGCTGTGTTATAACGTGCATCAGCAAATAGTACACCATTTTCTGTTGTTTGATCTGTTGTGTCTACTAGTGTCCATGCTAGGTTAACACCATCATATCTATAAACTAATGGATAGTTTTCTAAATCTGCTGTGCTTACCCAAAGATCGCCGTCAACTAGTGCCGTTGCATCTGTTTGTTGCGTTGGCTCAGTTGCGGAAACAATTGGACCTGTTGGGTTAGTATTTGCATACGCAGAGCTAAAGTTCTGATAACCTACCCATGTAGTACCATTGTGAATCATCATGTCTACTTCATCAACAACACTGTTGTACCATAGTGCGCCTTGTGCAGCTAATGCACCTGGAGCATCATCACTTGCTGTAAAGACTGCTTTCTTCCAGTTACTTGCTGTAAGCACACTGTTTCTGTTGTATAAATTAGTAGTTGTTGCAGGATTTCCTACTACAAATGCTACAAAACCTGCTGCTGAAAAAGCACCGTCTGTGTCTGCGATTGTAAAGTCGCCGCCTTGTGTATGCTTTACAACTAACTTGTTGTCTGATGTTACTTCTGCTTGAATATTTTCTAAAGAAGAACTATTAATGGCTCCTGCTATTAAGTCTGCATCACCTGTTGCTCCTGATGCTGTAAAGTTAATAGTTACAGCACTCTGTAACGCTGTTTTACCTGCGTCTGTTTCAGCAATATTAAATGCATATGATTGAGCTGTAAATGTGCTTGCTGTAATAGCACTACCTGTGATAATAGTTGCGCCTGTGTTAGCACGACTGAAGATTGTAAATGAACCTTCTGTTTGTGTAAGGTCTTCTGCATTTGATTTTACAAAAGTTGTGCCTGCTGGTAAGTTAACTCCGCCGCCGCTTCTGTCTTCCCAGTATAGAGCCGCTGCTGCTGAACCATAAATTGGTGCTGAAACATTGTCAAATAATTGTGTATTAGCATTATAACGCTTGTACTTCCAATTTGCACCCTGATTAGGTTCAGTTGTTTTTAACCAAACACTTCCTGTTGGACGTGGTGTTGTATCACCTGACTTAAATTCAGGTACACTAGTGTGAGCACTGATTTGTAGTTTAGGTGCATCAAATGTTCCTGCTGTTAAACCTAGTTTTCCTAGTAAGCCGTCTGTGTCAGCAATAGTAATTCTTTCGTCTGTTGACCCGTCATTAAAAATGCTAAACTTGCCGTCTATTGCAACAAAACTTATTCCTGCTGATTGGAAACTTGCATCTGCGTTTGCTGTTGTAATTGTATCTGCTAAGTCAGTGCCTTCTGCTACTGTAATAGCTGAACCAGAGCCTACAGCAATAGTTAAGTTTGTAGCTGCACCCAATGTTGGGTTTGATACTGTACCTTGTGCTACATAGTGTGAATTGATCCACGCTGTTGAGCCAACTTTAACCCAACTACCTGTGTAGTTTCTGTAGTAAACTCTTATGACATCGGTTGTTGCTTTAATTGCATAATCACCTATATTTCCAACTGACTCTTTAGGATCTCCGTTGCCATCTAATTTAGTTGTGTCTGTAATAACAATAGGTGCTCTTACGCTAAATGATTGACCGCCTGTAACGCTCTTTGGTGAACTGTTCCATTCAAAAATACCATATGAACTATCATTGGTATCAAACCAATTTGTTCCGTCTGCTGGACTATCTTTTGGTTCAGTTGCTGTTGGTGTTAATACACCTAAGTCAATATCTGCACGAGTAACATAAACTCTATTGCTAACGCCTAGTAACGAGTAAGCAGCTTGTAAACCGTATTCATTAAGCTCTCCGCCGTGTACTGGGTTGTTATTTGAATCTGTATAAAAAACTGGATCGCCGAATGTTTCAGCTAATTCCCTTTGTGAAGTAAGCAAGTAAGGTTTGCCAGCGTTTGCTTTTAGCGTTCCTTGTGCTGTTCCTGTGCCACTTCCGTTTGTTTTGTTTTCTGCGGAAGCAACAAAAATCATTGGTACGGTGCCTGGTTCTGCTGGGGTATAAAAACTTTCGTCTATTACCGTAACGTCAACACCTGGTGATGATAATGCCATTTTTTTCTCCTATGAGTAGTTGTTATAGTTATTTAGCATAGTTTTGGAAATAACGTGTGTAAAACACCTATAAAAAGGGACCAAAAAGGGCAGGTAAATACTAGTATGAGACCACTATGTAAAAATTGCAACAAAAAACCGTGTGCTATAAACTATTACAAAAAAGGTAAGCCTTTTTATAGGAGCAAGTGTGAAAGTTGTGTTAGATACAGCGGGCCAGGCAAAGGTACGCCTCGTTGGCAACAATATGGATATGTGAAAAAAACTGAATGTGAAAAATGTGGCTACAAATCTAAACATGCAGAACAGTTTGATGTTTATCACATTGATGGAAGACTTGATAATTGTCGCCCAACAAATCTAAAGACGGTATGTGCTAACTGTCAACGAATTCTTTCAAAAACTGGCCAACGTTGGAAGCAAGGAGATCTTGTACCTGATTTTTAAAAACTTATTCAGTATTTCTTAAAATGGTATTAATTAGAATATCTACATTCTTTTCTAAGCGAGTTAAATCACCATTATTATCTATTGTATAATCACACATCCATTGTTCGATGCTCATTGAGCTAGGATCTTCTAAAGGCAAATGGTCTGCTCTATCTACCCAGATAGCATAATCAAAAATTTCTTCATTTTGCATTGCAAAGAATTCACGCTTATTGCGTAAGCCACAATAGATAAGATGCTGTGAGAACAAATTACGGCCTAACCGTGCCAAATCGTCTTTACAGTAATCATGTATCATATTATACCATTCTGTACGACGATTGTGTCTGTCTGCGTAGCATTCTTCTTCGTCTGCGTAGCCGTACTTTTCTTTTAGATCATTAAAGATAAAAAGCTCTGAACAAAATTTAGAAGAAGATTGAAATGTATAACCGTATTTGTTTAATAGTTCACAGACAGTGTCTTTACCGTGCCGACCATGCCCGACAATAAGTAATTTTGGCAACAAAATGATGACTCCTTAATTTTATACATTAAGTATAGCGTCATTATATATGTTTGTCAAGAACTTTTTATTACCCGATTAAGAATCCGTAGCCTACACCACCTGCAACTTGTAATGACAACTCTTGTTCTAATTTGTCCATTTCTTGTTGCGCTTCAGCTTTTAGTGCATCACCGTTTAGTGACGTACCGCCTTGTGGGCCTGCTACTGTTGCAAATTTACTACGTGCTTCACCTAACATATATTTGCATGAAGCTAGTGTGTAATCTTTAATCCATTGATTTGCTAGATAATCTTGTAATAGTTGATCGTCTGGTCTATAATTGTATGCATAAATTAACACTTCTTCTTCGCCTCTAGGACGTTGTAATATTGTTAATTTTTTAGTAGGGGAATTCCATTTGAATTCAATAAATGATCCAAACATACGTCCTACTAGTTCCTGATATCCTGCAAACATATCATACGTTGCTAGTCCACCCATTTGTGTTGAACCACTTAGTAAGTAGGTGTTTGTAAATGCTAAATTGAAGGGTTCAAATAAAGAGGTGCCGCCTGCATTACCACTTCTTGAACCTATTGATCTACGAAATAGCTTTCTTACTTCAATAATTTCATTTGGTAATATGTATTCGTTTTGATCTTCTATAAGAGTAAGAAACAAGTACGACTCTTCTACAGCATGATCTGTTCTTTGTCTATACTTGGTAAGTGCTTTTGTTAATGCAGATTCATAATGTATCGGATCAAGCTCAACATCAATCATGCCTCCGCCTAAAAATGCGTTTACATAATCAAATATTTCTTGTTTTTGTGTTGTTATACCTGTAGCCATATGTCTTGTTCTCCAATAGTATTTATCGTATCGATAAATATGTATATGCCGAGACTATCATTATATAAACCAGAAAAGGGCAACGATTACAAATTTATGGATCAGCGCATCTATGAAATGTTTACCATTGGCGGTACAGACATTAATATACACAAATATGTAGGTACAGACGATGGAGAAGTTGTTAAAGACAATACACAGATTCAAGATATTCTGTTTTTAGAAAATAGAGACAGAAAATATGATGACGATATCTATACTATTAGAGGCATATACAATGTTCAAGATATTGATTTCGATCTAAGCCAGTTTGGTTTATTTTTAACAAACGATACATTGTTTATGACTATACATATAACATCTAGTGTAACCACACTAGGTAGAAAAATTATGTCAGGCGATGTAATAGAACTTCCGCACTTAAAAGACGACTATGCAGAAAATGATTTTGCTACTAGTCTTAAAAGATATTATGTTGTAGAAGACGTAAACAGAGCTGCTGAAGGATTTAGTCCAACGTGGTATCCACATTTATATAGGATTAAATTAAAACAAATTGTTGATAGTCAAGAGTTTGCAGATATATTAGAAACCCCAGAGGATGAAGATATTTTTATGGGTGATTACAGCACTACAATTACTTATGAAATTGGTCAAGTTGTAAAATACAAAGGCAAACTATATCAGGCAACAGCACAGACTGTAGGAAATACACCTACAGATGTTTTTAACTGGTCAGTGTATACAGAGAACACTCTAAGAGATTTATTAAGCACATACGATAAAGAAAAATCAATTAATGACGCTGTACTTGCGGAAGCAGAAGCAGACGCACCAAAGTCAGGTTATGACACAGGACATTACTATACACTAGATACTGACGACTCTGGTAAAACTAGAGTGACTACAGTTGATGATAAAGATGCCGGCAAACCTTCAAGAAGCGGTTATGCAGGTTATTTGGTAGAAGATGGACAACCTCCTAATGGGGCTGCATTTGGTAGCGGCACAAGTTTTCCTGCTGTCAATGAGCCTGGTGATTATTTTTTACGAACAGACTTTTTACCTAACAGGCTATTTAAATTTGATGGTTCAAGATGGCTCAAAGTACAAGACAATGTTAGAATGACAATGACAAATACTAATGATAGAAAAACACAAATTGGTACATTTATTAATAACACAAATACTGATGTTATTGGTGATGAAACTGTTAGTGAAAGACAAGCTCTTAGTAAAGCTCTTAGACCTAAAGCGGATGATGTATAATGCAATTTTTTTATGACGCACAAATAAGACGATATATTACGCAATTAATTAGAATGGTTAGCAACTTTAGTGTTCAAGATGCACACGGTAATGAAAAACAAGTCCCTGTTATGTACGGTGATTTAACTAGGCAGGTTGCTAACATAATACGTGATAATAGCGAAAATAAAATACCTACAGCACCACGAATGGCTGTGTATGTTACTGGTTTAGAAATGGATCGGGATAGAACAGCCGACTCAAGTCTAATAAGTAAACGTCATATACGTGAACGAACATATGATAGTGCTACTGGGCAATATCTAAATACACAAGGTAAAAATTATACAGTTGAAAGACACATGCCTGCGCCGTATACACTTAAAGTAAGTGTAGATATTTGGGCATCTAACACAGAACAAAAATTGCAGATATTAGAACAAATATTAGTTTTGTTTAATCCTAGTTTTGAAATACAGACCACAGACAACTATTTAGATTGGACTAGTTTGACTGTTGTTAATATGGAAGGTATAACGTTTAGTTCTCGCTCTATTCCAGTTGGTGTAGATAGTGAAATTGATGTTGCTAATCTTCAATTTAGCACACCTATATACTTAACACCGCCTGCTAAAGTAAAACGTTTAGGTGTTACAACTAGCATTATATCTAACATATTTAATGAACAGCAAGGCGATATTAATTTAGGTGCTACAGTTGCAGGACAAATTGATGGCACTGAGCCTACATTTATAACTAGAGTTAACACAGGGCCTATTGATAGTATTGATGACGGTAGTACTAATACAGTAGACGACGGAGTGTTTCCGAATCAGGGTACTGGGCTCATGGACTTTGATACAAAGCGTCTATTTGATAAAACAAGTGTTAGCAGTACATATCAAAATTACGGATTACATGTTGAAAATGATGTTGCTCAATTAGTGTATAAAAATAAAATTGGTGATGTTAGTTGGAATGAACTTGTAGAAGCATACCCAGGAACTTATCAAGCAGGCGTTAGTAGAATATTACTCAAATCAAACGATAATGACACATATGTTACTGGAACATTTACAATTAATCCACTGGATGAAACAAAAATTGTTATAAACTTTGACAGTGATACATTGCCAGATGATACAGTAATTGCAGGCCCTGCAAGAAGTGCAAATAGTTTAACTACTATCGATTATATAATAGACCCATTAAGATTTAATCCTGATCAAATAAAAGACCCGGGAGTACGCTTGCTCATATTAGGTGACATAGGCAACAGCGAAAATGCCGATGGTCCTGATGCATGGAAAAATACAGACGGATCAGATTTTATAGCAAACGAATCAGATATACTAGAATGGGACGGCACTAATTGGCATGTTATATTTGATGCAAGTGGTGCAGATGACGGTAGTACAGGATCACCAGCTACGTATATAAGTAATTTAAATACAGGCATTCAATACAAATGGAATGGTGAATTTTGGATTAAGAGCTACGAAGGAGAATACTCAGGAGCGACCTGGACCATACTACTTGATGCATAATTATTAGTATGAAAGAGATTGTTTGTAGCGGAGCCTTATTTTACTCCTTAGCCACTGAGAGATTTTTATTTTTACACAGAACAGGAAACAAGTCAAACGTTTCTTGGGGGCTTGTAGGCGGCACAAATGAGCTTAAAGAAACACCGTGGGAAGGACTCAAGCGTGAAATACAAGAAG